GATACAACAAAACAAACTTTCCTGCCACTCGCACCTTCTTTTGGCATGATGCAAGAAAACACCTTAAACCATCAGCTTCATACCATGGTCATGCGTTATGGAAGCAATGCTCAAGAAATCCACAACAGTCAACAAGCACACGCTGCCTATTTGAAACTCAAAAATGGATTTGAAAAGTTTGTCAATATGAAAGACATAAAGCCGATGAGTCTTGATGAAGTTGCTCTAAAAGAATTAGCGGCATTGCAGAAGATCATGGCGAAAGACAGATATCCTGACCTTGGACCTTTTGGCGAGTCATATGAAAGTACATCCAAAATCAGCGCCTTTAATAAGAAACAACTCAAGTCCAAAATCGGTGACGAAGCTTGGCTAAATGGAAGCGTTAACAACGGTAAGTTTCATGTTAAGGGGGGTCAACCAGTTAGTGCACAATCCAAAACTGTCAATCAAATAGCAATGAAATACGTGTTGATGACAGAAGAAATTGTCATGCAAAATTGCAAGCCAGGCGTCTTTTTCGGTTATGGGAAATCTCAATCAGGGTTCAGGCAGAGAGTCTCACGCCGACTTCAAAACAAGAAGCACAAGAAAGGTAAGACTGTGTCAGCCGACATCTCACAACAAGACACGAATAAAGCTGAATGGACAAACCTGTTTATGCGCTATATCTACTTGACTTGTGGAGTTCCTGAATTAGTCATTGAACTAATTGAGAAGCTCAATGTCAAATGGATGTTGCATGCCACAGATGCCAAAACGAAAGTTTTACATCGCTTTCAATCTGGTCGTGCAGACACCATCTTTTCAAACACTTGCATGGACATCGGCATCATTGGACAGAGCTTTCTCTTCGATGAGATCATCATTGCACTTTTTCAAGGTGATGATGCATGTTTACGTGCCACTAATTTGCGTGTCAGTCCAGACTTTTATTCCAAATTGAAAGTCGATTGGAACCTTGTTGGTGATTTCATTGGCTACTTGGTAGGAGATAAAGACATCTATCTCGATATTCCAAGAATGGCAGCTAAAAATCTGTCAAGAATGATCGGAGACGTGCAAACATTAGAAAACTATATGGTTGCCACACGTGATCTGCTCAAATTGCACGATTCATTCAATGAACGGCGTGCAAACTTTTCCGTTGTCGCTTACAAATACAAAATAAGCGAAGTGGCCGCTGAACAACTTTATGATTATTTGGAATGTTTTGCCAAAGGTGAAATCTTGAAAGATTTCAAACCAGATCAATTTGGAAAAAGAAAACCTGATTATGTAAAATCACCTGCCCTAACCCTTTTTGTTTAAATAAATAGTTCTTTTACAAATTCTAATTTTATCAATTCAATATGTCGCTAGAAGCAGTTGTCGGACCAGTTGATCGCCTTATCGGCGATAAACCAATGCATGCCAAAACCTATCATCGTTTTAGTAAAACTATAAACGAAATTGACGGTGCCGGCGGTATTTTCAAACTTCATGATCTTGTTTACCAACAAGTGGACAGTCTTTTGACTATGTACACATTTTGGAGGTTGGGATTCTTCAGAATCACCGTTTACAACGTTCAGAAGATGTTGGGGATGGATGGTGCGCTCAGGGTAGGTTACACACCAGACCCACGCATCAAAGTTTATTCTGCAGGCCATTCAACCGTCCGTAATCAACCAATTATGCAACGCTACAATAAAGATCTTTCTTATGAGTTTCGTACTCCAGGTTGGCGTTACAGCAAGATTGGTGATGAAGTGAGATTGCACGATTTTGGCACCTTGCAAGTTTTAGTATACAAAAGTGATTATTTTGCATTGTCTAACCCATTTGTTCTGGAATTCGAATTTGAAGTGCATTACTCCATACCCACCATCCAATCATCCCTTTTTAGTTTAGACGCAGCATTCAATAAGGGTGCAGAACCAAAATTACCGATCACGACTTTAGAATATCTTTCCGCAGAAACAACCAAAATTAGTAATGGCGCAATGCGCCTTTCCATGATAATTCCGCTTGATATTGATTACACTTATTCCTTGCCCGATGGACAAAATGCCAAAGGCATCTGCAATTTCAATGAATCAAATGTTTTGACTCTAAATTTCAAACCCACTGTTGAATCCGAAGAATTGTATTCATACAATTTACTTTTCGCTAAAGCAGACTTAACTGATATCGCAAATGTTTTGGATGACGTCTATTTTGATGGAAATTATACCGGTTTATATGTCAACGTTGATTTTTGGCCATGGCAAGTAATTCCTTCCGATTTTGCAATTCTTGAATCAGTTGCATGGAATGGTGTCACCAATGTGGGGATTGACCCAAATTTAGTTTTCCCACCGTGTCTATATTTCAGTGGGAATGTCACATATCAAACAGAATCACCAAGCAGGGCCATTGATTATGAATTCGGTGAGACTGGATCCGCTTACGAAGACCTCTTGCTTACAGAATTGCATGAAACCCACATTTAATAAAAATTTTCTTAAATAAATAGTTCTTCTACAAATCAAAATTTTAGTTAAACAAAATGGCAGAATTGGTTACTTCAGAAACCCCTTCCCCTCTTTCACCGGCGACTGATTCAGTCGTCAATGTTGATCACTCCCCGGGCGTAATTTATGCAACTCATCTGGTGAGAAAACAACTTGATCTATTTTCCATTTCCAGTGGCGATGCTACTGGTTCAGTCGCTTTTTCCATCTCTCTTGATGCGGCTATCGATGAATATACCGGCCTTCTTTCCAAAGGTTATACCTTCTATCGTTTCAAGAAGTTTGACGTGGAAGCGCTTGCCGTCAGTCCACTAGGAACATCAAGTGGTGCAGCGCAAATAGCTTACATACCTGATCCTGAAAACATCACCCCTTCAAGTGATATTGAAGGGATTAGACAGTTGGTACGCCAACTAGGATCAAGGATGATGAGACCACGTGACACGACCCTCATTTCACCCGTCATGAATGAATGGAGGTTTTGCAAACCAGGAAATGAACCAAGACTTCACAGTTTTGGTGCTATTGTCGGAGTTGTACGTGCACCACCAAATTCAGGTGATTTTGCAGAATGGGCAGTTACAGTTATCGCAGAAATCGAATTTGCCTTACCCACTTCTTGGGATAATGCTTTGAACACCCGTGCCGATGATTATCCCTTTACAACTTTATCTGCTGCACTTACCAAGACCATCGAAAACAAAATTGTTGCAAGAATTCTCGCTTCACCTACAAAAGATTTCCATGTGCCAGAAAGGCATTTTATTCATCTGAAACGTACGCTAATCGCCAATTACACCTATGAAGATGAGAAGGGCAGAGAAACGACTAAGACGATGAAGTTCAGCAAATTGGAATGTCGCAAAGTCAACAAAAATTTATTTGAAATTATGTTTCCAACTGACATCGATGAATCCAAACATTCGACCAAGATCCGCCTTATCATTGACGCGGATATCAGTAAAATTTTCAACTTCCTTACATTTGTTAAGGATGCTAGACCTATCCAGACGTATAATAAACGTCTCCATGCTGAAGAACAACATTTCTGAATAAATAAGAATATTTCAAATTGATTCAAAATGCATATCTTAAGATTTTTGATTGTTTTCATTTCTTTGTCACAGGCCTTAGCGCTTTATGAAACCCAGAGAATCGCCCCTTGGCAATTCGAAAGGATAATGACCGCTTTAGACCAGATTAAAATATGGTTGCCCCCTTTGATTGGCACATCAATTTATTATATTGGATATATGTTTCAGAATTTGATTACTGAAAACTATAAAAATAATTTAGAGCTGATTAATTCTGTGAATGAGATCAATAAAACTCTAGGCCTTTTGTTGGACGTCTTTGATGAGAACTTGACCTTTTCATTAGATAAAGTACAACTCGATGAAATAATAGCTGCAATTGAAAGCACCACTACAGCTGTTGAAACAGTTGATGGTGCCATTGCAGCTTTAGCAACAGATCTGGATGCATTATATGTAGAATGGGATGCTCAACATGAAGTTGAGCTTGCCGCTTTTTATCTTTGGGGGGAAATTCAAATTTTTACACTAATGGCAGTAGATCCTTTAGCGCCAGGTATAGCATCTCTAGGAGACATTAATAGTCATCTTAAAGATGTTGAGTCTGCGATTGAACATTTAGAAAATTTCTTTACATCGTATCCTATTGCAGGCTATACAGACTTGCAAAGTGATATTAAAGACATTCTAATCGATGTACTTTTTGACGATGAGGATAGATATAATTTACCTGTTTTAGCTGAAGAAAATCAAGATTTTCTGAGCGTTATGAATCAACAAAACGCTCAGTTTCTTTCTATTTTTCAAACTAGATTAACTAATTTGACTTTAGAAGTCAAATCTATTGCCAACGCAGTTGTTCGTAAGAAGCTGCATTAGCAATAAATATAAAATATTCAAATTAAAATGGATTCACAAGACGTATTGAACGCTTATTGCAAACAATATGGATATGAAAGGCCAGAATTCACTACAACCTTCATCGCAAAACGCAGGATCAAATATCTCGCGTCAGTCAAAGTTCTCGGAGTGTATTATTCATCAAAAGGTAGGAACAGGAGAGAAGCAATGGTCAATGCAGCAACAGAAGCACTCGACTGTCTGTATATCATGTCTGAGGATGTTATCGCTACAGAAAATGCTGGAAAAACATTCGAAGTGATCAAAACCAAGATAAGTCTAAGTATCACTTATGACTTTACCAACTTCACTGTACGTGTCTCACATGAAGACACAGCTCTCTTTGTTTCCTACAAAACATTGCCATGCCATCTAAATGATTCGATAGCATTGGCCGCCATATATTTAGATGGCGCAATTTCTTTCGAACACTTTAAGAAAGTGTTCTTTATTTCTATATAAACAAAATTTCGTGAGTCTGGGTGTCTTATTTATTAACCCGGCAGAAAGATTAAACTGCTACCACT